TCACATCGTCCGAGCGAACGGCACTCGATTGCGGGCCGTAGAGAGAATATGCAAACACTGTCTGTCCTCGTTCCTCGTTTCACCTTCGGATAAGAGGCCCAACCACGGACGGTTCTGCTCGCGCTCCTGCGCGAGAAGTAGCTCACATCATTAGCGCCGCCTTCTTGGCCATCAGACTCTCCTCTGCGCGCGCGCGTTGAATTTCTCATGCTGCTTCGCGTCGAGCACGCACTCGTAATGGTTGAGCCGGCAATAGCCGGCCGGGTTGCCTTCATCGGGCGATTTCTCGCCGGCGTGCACCGTGGCGACGTGCTGCATGCCTCCCGTCACCTTCGGCGCGACGAATGCCGCGGCATCCGGCAGGCGCTCGCCGCAGTGGCAGCAGTAGTGTCCAGGCCCGCGTTTGATCGTGTAGACCAGGTCCTCCGGCTTGCCGTGGACGGTGAGCTTGCCGCGCCCCAGCGTCATCCAGCCGTCGGCGACGGCGGCCTCCACCAGGCTCGTGGAGAAGTTCTGCTCGGCGTGCGTGCCCGTATGCCGGATCTCGACGTGGGCGATCGGCGGCGGATTCAGCAGCTCGCCCTCGGGTTTGGAGGGATCGATGAGTTCCCCGGCGTGCTGCCCCCGCGGGCCCCCCTCCGTACGGCGGACGTTGCGCTTCGCCTCCCAGCCGGGAGGCTTCTGGTAGATGCGCTTCAGCAGCATGTGAGTCTCCTTTACTCTCTAATTTTGGCGGCGCCCGCGCCGCATCGCCGGACTGTTGCCGTCCGCAACGACGGCCTTGTTCTCGACCTCGATGGGTTTCGCTCCGACCGCCCGCGCCCATCCGGCGGGGACGACAATAGCGGCCAGGTAGTCGGACAGCTCCCGCTGCGTGCCGGCGGTGAATTGCTCGGTAAAGCGGCCGTCCTGACTGCCCGGAAAATCGCGCAAAATATCGTAGAGCATGCGTTACTCCTTCGTGCCGGTGTGCTGCTTTGAGATGGGGGCCGAGTGATCGTAGAGGCGCTCGATCTCCGCGGCCGTCGGCAGCTTTTCACGTTCCTTGAATTCCAGCTTCAGCCTGCCGTCCTGCTGAATGTTGAAGCCCACATCCAGCGTGTCGTAGCCGTAGAGCCTCGCCGACCTCGGATACATGGAGTCCATCAGGGTCGTCGTCTTCGGCAAGTTGATCTTGATGCCGCGCGCGTGCGCCTGCCCGAGCCAGAATTCGACGCACGCCCGGCCCTTCTCCGCGTCGTGCACGTTCGGATAGGTGAAGTCCATCCCAAAAACGCTGATGATCGCCGCCCCGGTGTGAATGGCGAAGGCGATGGCATAGGGGGCCGTGGTGTTGAAATAATCGTGCCCCAGATGGTTCAGCACTTCCTCCAGCGGAAACTCGACCAGCGCCGGATAGCCCGGGTGCGCGCGGCTGGTGACGACCGGACATTTCGCCGTCTTCAACCACTTCAGCATTGCCGCGATGTTCGATGCCGGCGCCGCTGCGGCGCGGATCTCCTGGATCCGCACGTCATCCATGTGAAACACCAGGTCGCAGGCGAACACGTCGCCCAGGGCGTTGATCGCCCACACCTCGTCGCAGAACTTCGACCGGCCGCCGAGGCGCTTGGTGATGTCGAGATACTGATCCAGGCTCGGCCCGAGCCCGAGGATGGCGACGTGCTTGCCGCGCGCGACCTCGTCGGGTATCGACTCGCGCTTCGCCACCACGACCAGCGTCCGCCCATCCACGCGCGGCTCGACTTCGGACTGGTCGCCTTTCTGCCCGTGCCATTCCGTCACGCACCAGCCGCACTCCTGCAGCAGCGCCTTGAAGTCGTATTTCGTGTAGTGCCGATAATGGAACTCGGTATGCACCCCGGGCGCCATCTCATAAGGCATCACGTCTTCGTTCGGCACGCTGGCGATCAGCAGCGGCGCCGATACCCGCAGCGCCTTCAGCAGTGGGCGCGGGTCCTCCAGGTGCTCGATGGTCTCGAAGCAGACGGCGGCATCGGCATCGCCCAGCTCGCCGGGCGCATTGCCGTTCTCAATCGTGTATGCCGCATGCTCATGCGCATAATGCTGCTGCGCGTAGTCCAATGCCCCCTGGTCGTTATCACAACCGCGGACCAAATGCCCCGCATCCGCAAGAATGCGTGTCCCGTAACCGCAGCCGCACGCGTAGTCGATCACGCGGCTGCCCTCCGGCAGCACCTTCGCGGCCCACCGATATCGCTCGACGTGATCGCGCCGGATGCCGTCCAGCGTCGGTGCTACTTGCCGTTCTCCGTCCCTCATCTCATTCCTCTCACCAGAAATTGAAGCCAGCCGGTTACGTTATCCGGCGCCGCGATGGGTGAGCAACGCGACCGTTCCCCTTGCGGGTTTTCGCTTACGGGTTGGCTGTCGGCGCGTTGTACGCGTTGTGCAGCAGGATGGTGACCCCGACCGTGCCAACCGAGGTCGTGCCGGTTTTCACCGCATCGCAGGACACGTAGCGCTTGTTTCCGATGTAGCCGACGCGCTTGGTGACCTCCTTCGTCGTGCCGGCGGTGCGCGGCGTTGCGGCCGGCAGGCTCGCCAGTGCTTCCGTGCCCAACAGGTTCGCGTCGGCCACGCTCGCCATCGCTCCGGTCGCGTCCCCCTCTTTCACGACGAGGGTCACAATGCTGCCGGTGGTGGTGACGGCCCCGTAGTGGGCCAGGATCTCTACGCCGCCGTAGCCTTGCCGGTCCTTCACCAGACCGGTGAGGGTGCCGTTCGCGCCGATCGCCACGGGAACGATCCCCATGACTGTGCGCACATCGGAATGCAGGTCTCTGATCGTCATGATGCTGTCCTCTCAAAAAGATTTGATTGGTGGACGTTGCAAATGAAAAAGCCCGCCGTCTTGGCCGGGCCTTGTTTCTGGTTGCCTTCTGCTCAAACGCCGGTGATGAACGCCATCAGCTTGATGGCCTCGAAGTTCACGATGCCCCCGCCGAACCTGCGACGGAAATTGAACTTCGTCTGGCCCTTGGCCGTGATGTTGTCACGGATCAGCGTGGTCCCGGCGCGGTTGACGATCTTGTAGCCGCGCTTGAAGTTCCCAAAGGCGAGGGAATACGACCCCGCGCCCAGCGCCGGCATGTTATCGTCCACCGTGACGGGCGAGCCGAGGAAGCGCCCGCCGAAGCCGCCGGCGGGATCGGGGTTCCAGAGGTAGTAAGCCCCGCTGCCGTCCTTCATCTGGCGCATCACGCCGAGCGTGGTGTCGTTGGTGAGCCAGTTCGCGCCGGACCGGTACTGCGATTTCAGCGCGTGCTGCAGATCGATCACGCGGTCCGTGGGCGCGATGGACATGAACGCGGCGGATTTGCCGGAACGGATGTAGCCGATGCTGCCCCAGGCGTAGGAGCCGTTGTGCACGTTGGGATAGGCCGTGATGCCCCGGGCCTTTCCTGTTCCGTTCCCCGTAATGTATTCGGCATTCGCCCCTTCCGTGAACCCGATCGCGGCTTCGTCTGCCAGGTCGGCCTCGAGATTGATGCGCGCGTCTTCGAGGGTCTCGTTGAATACCCACGGCTCGACTTCCGCCGTGAAGACTTCGATCGCGGTCTTCGCGTATTTCGGCTCGGTCGTCTCCCCGCCTGTCGCTCCCTCCGCGACGCGGCGCATGGCCATGCCGGATGTTTTGACGAGCTTTTCCCACTTGGCCGTGCCGATGGTGATGGTGTCGGCGAGCGGTGCGAGTCCGCCCATCGTCTGTGCGACGCGGTCGATGGCGAGATCCATCTCGGGCACGACGAGGTAGCCGCCGTCCGGGTCGGAGCCGGTGTTCATGGCCTTGCGGCTGAGCTCTTCGAGCCCTTCGGTGCGGCCCTTGCGCAGATACAGAGCGAACGCCTTGCGGTACTCGGCCTGCTCGGGCGTGACTTCCTTGTCGTCCTTACCGGGAAGCGGACGGCCGGCCTTCTTCTCGACCTCGGTCAGCTGCTTGCCAATGGCCGCGAGCTCCGTGTTGAGCTTCTCGACCTTCTCCGTCAGATCGGCGGGCGCGTAGCCCTTGGCTTCGATCGCCTTCAGGCGCGCATCGTTCGCCTTCTGAAACTCGTCCCATGCCTTGCCCTGGGCCGCGATCAGATCGGTGATTTCCTTGAGTTCCATGGTGATGATCCCTTTTCAGGTTGATTGAGGTAAGCTCCGGCGTTTCACCGCCTCGGCAATTTGCTGCATTGCGCCCTCATCAGCATCGCGCCGTCCAAGGCTCTTCACGCGCGACAGCAACGCCTTCGCTTCGGTGCGGCTCTTCCCTGCATCGCGCAGGTAATCCTCAACGTCGCTTAGCGTTGCAAGCGCCTCGATAGTTTTGATTCCTGACTCCGGTTTTTCCATCGCGCCGGTCGCCAGCGCGAGAGATTTGCTATTGGGGAAGATCTCGGCCAGCGCCTTCGCCGCCGTCAGAACATTCCCCGTCATCATGCGCGGTTCCAGAGGAGTGACCGTGAGCGTATCGCGCATCAGCGGCCACTCGATGATTTCTCCGCCGCTCTTTTTGCGCGTGGCCCCGGGGATGGCCTCACTGGACGATCCCATGATGCCGGCGTCGATCAGATGACTCAGGAACTCGATGTATTTCGCGCGGCGGTTGAGGACGCGCTCGACGAAAATACCCTTCTCGTCCACCTTGGCCAACTTCCAGTTGACGATCCCGAGCACATTGCTCGATGAATTCCCGGCTTTTTCGGCGTCGCGGCCGTGCTCGAAATCGACGTAGAGCACGCCGAGATCCGTATA